ATGGGTTTGACGTTGGACGGACTGGTTGGCAAATCCACATTGACCGCCGCGCGTGAAGCGATTGGAATGGGATTGGCCGCGCAATCATTCGGCGCACAATTTTTCGGCAACGGTGCAAATCTTGGCGGCGTTTTGATTCACCCCGGTACGTTGACCAAAGACGCCGCCGAACGTTTGAAGCGTTCATGGGATTCCGCACAAGGCGGATTGGAAAATTCACACGGAACCGCGGTCCTGGAGGAAGGGATGAAATACGAGCGAATCGGGATTCCGCCAAACGATGCCCAATTCCTGGAATCACGCAAATTCCAAATCGCCGACATTTCACGTTTTTTCCGCGTTCCGTTGTTCATGTTGAACGAAATGGACAATTCATCGTCCCGCGCCAACATCGAGGAACAAGGCATTTCATTTGTGCGTGACACGGTCCGCCCAATGGTCAAGGCCTACGAATCCGAAATCAATCGGAAATTGTTCCGCCAGGATGAACGCGGCGAATTTTACGCACGTTTCAACCTGGAAGGTTTGTTGCGCGGCAACATTCAATCGCGATACACCGCCTACGCGGTCGGTCGTCAATGGGGTTGGTTGTCGGCGAACGACGTTCGTGACATGGAAAACATGAACCCGATTGATGGCGGCGACATTTACGTCACGCCGTTGAACATGGCCAACGTCGCCACCGACGATTCCACACAAAATTTGTACGACTAATGCCATACACGGACTACCCACAAGCGGCATCGGACAACGCACAACGCGCGTTGGATTTCAAAGCCGAACGCGACATTGATTGCGGAACGATTGTCGGTTGGACGCGCGCCAATCAATTGGCCAGCCGTGAAGCGATTTCAGACGAAATCGTTGTTCGGACATTTTCGTTTTTGGTCCGCGCCAAAGTTTACGACACGGGCGAATTCGTTGACGCCGACGGCAACGTCGTTTGCGGTTCGGTGATGTACGCCGCATGGGGTGGCGATCCGATGATGGAATGGTGTGAGGATGTGATGGAGGATTGGAACGACGACGAAGAATCCAAATTGAGCCGCGCCGCGGCCGATGAATTGTTCGTTGGTGATTTTGTCCGCTGGAACACATCCACGGGTTTTGCATACGGTCGCATCGTTCAGGTCGAATCAAATGGTGATTTGACATCCACGTCGGGGTTCTCGATGACCGGAACCAATGACGACCCGGTCGCATTGGTTCGAATTTACGATTTCGACGCCGACGCCAACGAATATGTTGAGCGTCGCCCGGAATTGAATGTTGTTCACCGTTTTTCCACGTTGACCAAATACGACGACGAACAACGCGGTTCCGCCGCGATCGTTGAACGTCGCGCCGTGTCCGACATTGGAATCACCAACGAATCGCAACGAACCGTTCGCGGTTACGCGGCGTTGTTCAATTCGGAATCCGAGGATTTGGGCGGGTTCATTGAATTGATCAAACCCGGCGCATTTGACGAGGCCATGAACGACGACGTTCGCGCATTATTTAACCACGACCCGAACTACCTATTAGGCCGCACGACATCCGGAACATTGAAATTGTTCGTTGATGCCCGCGGTTTAGGTTATGAATACGATTCACCGGAAACCACATACGCAAACGATTTGTTGGAATTGATGCGCCGCGGCGACGTCACTCAATCATCGTTCGGGTTTACCGTGAAAAAAGACACCTGGATTCAGCGCGGAAACGTGATGTTCCGGTTTATTGAAAAGGTAGGTCGTTTGTACGACGTTAGTCCCGTGACCTACCCTGCCTATCCCGCCACGACCGTTGGAATCGCCAATCGGAATTCCATTCCGAACGATGATTTGCAACGGGAACCCATCGAGCAAAGCGCCGATGGAAACACCGAAACGCCAATCCAGGCGTTCCGGATTCGTTTAATCAAAACACAAAACTGAACAAAAATGAATAGTGTTCAATTGCGCGAAAAACGCGCAGCTCTTATCGAGCAAATGAACGGTTTGGTCGCAGCCGCCCAAGCCGAAGGTCGTTCTTTGAACGCCGAGGAAGGATCGAAATTCGATTCCATGGAAAATGACGCCAACGAATTGAAGGCGAATTTTGAGCGTGTTGAGCGTTCCGAGGCCATGCGGAAAGAAATCGCCGCCAAGCGTGAGGAGTCAAACGAGGAGCGCGCCGCAGCTGCAAAGCCAGAACAACGCGCCGTATTCGCTAAATTCTTGCGTCACGGTATCAATTCTTTGAACGCCGAGGAGCGCGCCGAAATGCGTGGCACGTCCACACAAATCGCCGGAACCGACTCATTGGGTGGATACCTGGTTCCCGAAGATTTCAGCAACGCATTGAGTGTTGCCATGAAATTTGCCGGACCCGTTGAACAATTGGCGCAGGTATTGAACACCACAAGTGGTGCGCCATTGCCTTACCCAACCGTTGATGATACATCCGTTGTTGGTGCGATTTTGGCCGAGGCCAGCGCCGACACCGTGTCCGACATGACGTTCGCAGCTTTGAATTTGGGCGCGTACACTTACACCTCCAAAATCGTGAAAGTATCACGCCAGTTGTTGCAAGACAACGCGTTTGACCTTGAAGCGTTTTTGGTTGACGCATTGGGCCAGCGCATCGCGCGTGGAACCAACGCCGCGTTCACCACGGGTGACGGTTCATCCAAGCCAACCGGCGTTGTGTACGGTTCCGCAGCGGGCAAAACTGCCGCCAGCGCCACCGCAATCACCGCGGCCGAATTGTTGGATTTGTTATACTCTGTTGATCCCGCGTACCGCAATTCACCCAATGCCGCGTTCATGATGAAAGATTCAACCCTTTCAGCGGTTCGCAAATTGGGCATCGGTTCCGCAAACGACTACCCGGTATTCATGCCAGGTATCGGCGTGGGTCAACCCGACACATTGTTCGGAAAACCCGTGTATGTGAACAACGACATGGCCGCAATCGCCACCGGAAACAAATCCGTTGTATTTGGTGATTTCAGCAAATACGTTGTGCGTGTTGCTGGTCCATTGCAATTCTTGCGCCAAGACGAATTGTACGCCGCATCATTGGTTGTTGGATTCACCGCGTTCAAGCGCGTTGACGCCGGATTGTTGCAATCCTCCGCAATCAAACATTTGGTTCAGGCCTAATGATTGAGGTTGAATTTTTGCAAACCATCGTGGGTGATGGGTTCGCGTATCGTTCAGGCGATACGCAATCCATCCCCACGGGGATTGCGAATGAATGGTTGGCATTGGGATATTGCCGGGCCATTGCGGTGAAACAAGTTGAAAAAAAGGAACGCGCAACGTACACGAAGCGCGAAAAACGATAGTCAATGTCCATCAAAATCATCACCCCCGCAGCAAGTGAACCGTTGTCGTTGTCCGACGTCAAGACGTTTTTGCGCGTTGATTCCAGCGCCGAAGATGCATTGATCACGGCGATGATTGTGGCGTCACGGCAATTGTGCGAACAATATATGCGGCGGATTTTGATGACCACGACAATCGAAGAATATTTCGACTATTTCCCGCCCTACAAATTCGGTCAATCGGACATCATCTATTTGTCCGCTGGACCCGTTCAATCCATCACGTCCGTGAAGTATTTGGACGGCGTTGGAACGGAAATCACCGTCAACGTCGCCAAATACCGAACGGACATTATTTCAGAACCCGCGCGCATCATTTCAACCGACGGTTGGTTCGATACGGAAGATACGATCAACGTGGTGACCGTTCGTTCGGTCGTTGGCTATTCGGCCGCGTCCGACGTCCCTGGACCCATTAAACAAGCCATGTTGTTAATCATTGCGGATATGTATGAAAAGCGCCAGGATTCAATAAAACAGTTACCAACGGCATCGGAATACCTGATGAAGCCATACCGCGTTTTCACGTTCTAAAAAATGGACATCAAAGATATTGGTCAATTGGACCGCCGCATCACGTTACGGACGCCCGTGGAAACCACGGACGCGTTCGGACAATTGGTGCGAGCATACGCCGACAACGGCCAAGTGTGGGCGGCGGTTCAATTTGCGCCGAGCGAAGAAGGTGAAGTTTCCGACCGATTGGAAGCGGTCAAAAATGTATCGTTCGTCATTCGTTACAACACGAATTTCAACGAAAAATGTCAAATCGTTTGGGACGGCCAAACGTTCGAAATTGAAAACGTTTTGCCCGTTGAGCGCAAACGTTGGATGTTAATCAAAACCCGTTTAATTTTTTAAGCCATGCCAGGAGTAAATGAATATTTGGTTCAAGAAGCCGAAAATTTAATGTTGGGCCAAAACGGCGCCGAATTCGTTTCCGACACCGCCGCACATGCGATCGTATCGTATGCCATCCAATTCGTTGAAGATTCCGTGATCGCGGCCATTGCGTCCGATTACACGGGAAACACATTGGTTGGTGAAACGTTTTTGGCGGGAAGTACGATTTTTGGCAATTTCACGTCGTTGACGTTGACGTCCGGCGCCGCCATCATGTACAAAGAAAAAGCGTAAACGGTGAACGCCAGGACCCACACCCGTACAAAAGCCAAATTGCCGCGAGGATTCAATTTGGAAATCACGGGCGTGGAAGCAACTTTGGCCGCCATGAAAGGGTTCGACGAAACGTTGCGTTTGAAGGTGATGAAGTCCGCAGGACGCCGCGCCGCCAAACCAATGGTTGATTCGTACCGCGAGGAAATAAGTAATTTCCAGGGCGACAAATTCACCGTGTACCGAAGCGGTTCGGTTTACGCCGAAATCCGCCCGGGTCAATTGCGTGATTCAATCGCGCCGATGTTTTTCAGGTCCAAGAAACGCGACATGATCATCACGGTGATTGGACCCCGTGTGAAGGGTTCATTTCGTGACCCGAACAAAGGTGGTTGGTTCGCGCATTTCATCAACTATGGATATTTGTCCGGCGGAAAATACATCGGCAAAAACTTGGGATTTGCCGACCGCGCCCGACAAAAGGCCGCGCCATCCGTGAACGCCGAATTCAAAGCGGCGTTTTTTCAGGAAGCGCAAAAATATATCAACCGTTTGGTCAAACGTCAATCCGCCGGGAAATGATAGGAAAAGTCATCAAATACAAATTTGACAACAACGCCACGTTGAACGGTTTGTTCGCCGGGCGGGTTTATCCATTCATTGCCGCACAAGGCGTTTTAACGGCGCCATACGCGGTGTACGAGGTTGTTCGTACCAATCCCAACGGAACGAAAGACAACGATTCCGAAATCGACGAAACGTTGGTTCGGATTACCGTTGTGTCAACAAAATACAGCGACATTCAAACCGCTGTTGAAGGTGTCCGGGCCACCTTTCCAAGAACGTCCGGCCCCGTGGCGGGTGTACAATATCAATCTTGTTCGTTCGACGATTTTCGTGACATCTATTCAGATAAGGACGAATTTTTCGGCGGGCAGATTGATTTAATTTTTCGGATTCCTAAATCTTGAAACCATGATTGAAGTGAAATTGATTGGCGATTGGGAAATCAAACGCGAACACGTTGTCAAAGCGGGTTCGTTGGTTGAGGTGACCCACGACATCGCCGCCCAATTGGTGAAAGCCAAATTGGTTGAACCCTTAAAAAAATAATAAGTCATGCCAGCATCAACAAATGTGATGAACGGAACCGACGTAATTGTCGCGATTTCGACCGATGGCGGAACGACCTACACCACCGTCGGAAAAGCAACGACCGCGTCGTTGCAAATGAACATGGAGGTTCGCGATGTGACCACCAAAGATTCCGCCGGATGGCGCGAATTGTTGGGCGGTCTGAAATCGTGGTCGTTGTCCGGTGAGGGAATGGTAACATACAATTTGACGTCCAAAGCTGGATTTTCCGATTTGTTCGGACACATTTCCAGCCGTACGAAATTGTATTTCCGTTTCGGATCCACAACCGCAAGTGAAAAACAATACAAAGGATATGGATATTTGACATCGTTGTCGCAGGACGGCGGAGTTGAGGACAACAATTCTTTTTCGTTTTCCATCGAGGGCGACGGTGCTTTGACCGAAGCGACCGCCGCGTAATTTGAACACCGGGTGTATGGCGAGGAATCGCCATACATTCACTAAATTTGCCACATGGTAGAAATCGTAAGCATCGACGGGAAAAATTATCCCGTCAAATTCGGATTCAACGCATTGCGTTTGTTCGGAAATGAAACCGGAAAATCGTTGGCCGAAATCATGACATTGTCAAACGACATCGGAATCAACGATGCCGTCGCGTTAATGTGGGCCGGACTGAAAGACGGCCACAGGGTTGAAAAGGTGGCGTTTATCATGACAATGGACGACGTGTCCGATTTGCTCGACGCGGACCCGTCCGCGTTGAACAAGGTGATGGAGGTGTTCGCCAAATCATTCAAGGCCCCGGAACCGGGAAACGACCAAACCCAACCGACGGCGACCCTTTAGATTGGGACGGAATTGAAGCCATCGCGTTGGGTGAAATGTCATTGACGCCCGCCGAATTTTATGAATTGACACCGCGCGAATTTTCCAACAAATCCGTTGGATATTTCGAACGCGTGGAACGTGATTTCAAAACATCGTGGGAACAAACACGGTGGTTGGCCGCAATGGTGATGACGCCACATTTGAAAAAAGCATTGAAGCCCAACGATTTGGCGACGTTTCCGTGGGAAAAAACCACGAAAAAAACGAAACAAAAACCGAAGCCCACGCGGTTCGAATTGATTAAATTGGCCGAAGATTTGGGCATTTTAACGCCCGAAATAAACGGTTGAAAATGGCGGGTTTAGGTTCAATCAATTTTCGTATCGGCGCGGATTTAAAGGAATTCCGTTCGGCGATGCAAAACATCGACAAGACGTTGGGCGGATTGTCGTCCAAATTCAACATGGTCGGTGGCGCCCTGGCGGGCGCATTTGCGGTTGGTTCAATCCAACAATTCGTCACGGAAACGTCAAAATTGGCGGGCCAGGTTGACGGCGTTCGCGCGGCGTTCAATCGAATGGCGCCCGACGGAATGTTGCAGGATTTACGCAAGGCCACACGCGGCACCGTGTCCGATTTGGAATTGATGCAGAATGCCGTGAAAGCGGGCAACTTTGGTATTCCATTGAAAGAAATGGGAACGTTGTTGGAATTCGCATCACGCCGAGCGCAGGAAACGGGCGAATCCGTTGATTACCTTGTTTCCTCCATCGTCACCGGTATCGGTCGGAAATCACCGATGATTCTTGACAACTTGGGAATTTCAACATCCCGGTTGAAAGCCGAATTCAAAGGCGCGGCCATCGAAGCCCAATCAATCGCCGACGTCACCGCCGCCGTTTCCAAGATCGCAAAAGAAGAAATGTCAAAAGCGGGAACGGCAACGATTACCGCCGCCGACGCCGCCGCGCAAGTGACGGCCAACATGACGAATTTACAAGCGGCCATCGGTGAACGGATGAACCAATCGATGGGTCCGTTTTTGTCCAATCTTGGCGAAATGGTTGGATTCTTTGCCGACCTGGTCGCCATTCCGATGTCGAAGAAATACGAGGATGAAGCGGCAGCCGTTGCTGGTTTGACCGTTGAATTGACGTCCGCCGGAACGACGTTGGAACGACGCCGCGACATCATCAATTATTTGAATTCAAAATATCCCGGTTACCTGGACAACATCGACGCGGAAAAATCATCGATGTCGGATTTGACCAACGCCACACGGAAGTTGAACGAACAAATGGTGAACCGCGTGATTGTTCAGCGCCACCAGGAAAAGATTGACGAACAAAACGAAAAGGTCGCCGACCGAGCGCAGGAATTAGCCGAAAAGAAAATCGAACTTTCGAAAGAAATCGCAAAGCGCGAACGCGAATTCAACATAGTTGCAAAAGAAGGTGCGACCATTCAGGAACGCGCCACCAAAGTAATTGAAGCGCAAAACAAGGCGTACAAAGATAAATTTGGAACCGATCAAGGCCAAAAGCGTGGCGGCATTGAAGCCAAAAAATTACTTGAAGATTTGGGATTCGCCGAACGAAAATTGGCCAAAGCGCAGGACGAAAGTAACAACATTTTCAAACAACGCGACGAAATTTTAAAGCAGCTCAACATTTCGTTGGACGATGCGGAAAAATTGACCAATCTTGGAACCGTCGCAACATCAAATTCAACGGACGCCACATCGGCATCAACCGAGGTCAAGAAAAAAGACATTGACGAATTGGGTCGTTCAGCCGATGCGATGAACGATTTGAGGTTGGCCACGGATGATTTTTTCAATAGCATTTTAGCGGAGGGTTCAATATCCGAGAAAATGGAAATTGACAATCTTGTTTTGTCATTGAAAGCCGCGGCCGCCGAAATGAAAAAAGTCAAAAACGAAATGGCGGCCGCCATTGGAATATACGACCTTGAACCAATTGTCGCGGGCCAAGATGCGTTCAACGAAGGTATTGAGGACACGGTTGAATTGATTGGCGGAAGGGTTTTCCCGGTGTTCAATTTCTTCGCCAAAAATATGGAAACGATGAACCATTTGATTGGTCAATTTGGTTCCATATTTTCAAATGCGTTTGAATCGGCGTTTGATTCGATGAACAAAAAAAGTGAAATCATTGATTATTTGAACGCCAATTATTCCGACTATTTGCAAAACGTCAATTTGGAAAAAATGTCAATTCAAGAATTGGCAAATGAAACCGAAAAATTGAATGACGAAACGTTGCGCGGAATGTTGATGGACGCCGAACGTTTGAAATTTTTCCCGACGTTGATGAAGGCGTTGGGCGACATGATCAAAAAATTGTTGGCCGCAGCATTGGCCGCCGCATTATTAGCCGCCGCAATCACCCTTGCGTTCGGCGGCAACTTTGCGAACATCGGAAAATTGTTCGGCGGCGCGAAGAATTTCGGCCAACTGTTCGGCGGAATGTTCGGCGAAATGTCCGGAATACCTGGATTGGCGGAGGGCGGAATTGTTACCGGGCCGACGTTGGCAATGGTTGGCGAAGGTCGCGGACCGGAGGCCGTCATTCCATTGGATCGTTTGCATGAATTCACCGGAGGCGGTGGTGGCGTCCAGGTTTACGGACGGATTCAAGGCGCCGACATTTTGTTATCATCCGAACGCGCCACACGCGTTCGTTCACGTTACCGCGGATTCTAAAATATGGCCATACGATTCACATCCGAATTCCGCACCGACACCGGGATTGACTACAAAATTGAAATTGACGATTCGTTGTTCAGCGGTTCGTCAACGTCGTTCCTGGTTGGAACCGAGGGGTTCACCCTGGAATATGCGGGTGAAACCGACGACATCGTTTCACCAATCATGTCGTCGAATGTTTCCATTCCATTCATGGTTCAAAGCGGTTTGCAACAAACGTTTTTTGAACAGTTAATCGGCGTCCAGGAATCGCGTTTTCGCGTGAAGATTTCACGATGGGTGTCGGGCGCATATCAAACGTATTGGGTTGGTTATTTGATGCAAGACATCGCCCAAATCGAAGACGCACCATTGCCGTACATTTACGAATTGCGGGCCGTGGATGGATTGGGACGGTTGGCGAACATTGATTACACATTCGTCAACGACGTATTTCAAAATTCGTTGGCATTGACCCGGTTGAACAAAGTTTTGTTCAATTGTTTGTCGTCCGTTGGGACAACCGATTTGTTCACGATCACGGACACGTTCATTGAAACGTGTGTGAATTGGTGGGAAAACAACATGGTGTATTCCGCCACGAAAGACGCCGCAAACGAAATCGCCATCGACCGACGAATTTGGTCGTCCATCGATGGAACGGGCGCGGAAACGTACACGAAAATTATTGACGTGTTGCGTCAATTGTGCGTGACGTTCGGCGCCAGGGTGTACCAATCCAACGGACGATTCGTTTTCGAACAGTACGGCGAACGCGCGGCCGCCACACGCATCACGTCAAGATACGACCGCGCGGGTTCATACATCGCCACGGCGTCAAAATCCGACGACGTGACCATCAACCAAACGATTGGCGCGGCGCGGATGGCGGGAAATCAATTTGATTTTTTGCCCGCAATCAAACGTTGCGAAATTGAATTCAACCAACGGTTCGTTGGGTCGCGTATCGGTCAAATGTTGTTCACCTACAATCGTTCGTCACCTTTCCCAATTGGATTCATTTCCGCCGATTCAAACGCGGTTTTGGAAATTGTGTGTCCAATGATGCACTTCTATATAAAGAGAACGCCAAACACCCCAATCGCCGTTCCGTCGGGCGCCATCGTTCCGATTTTCAAAATGCAAATCAAAATCGAAGACGTCAACAACCCCGGCGTGTTTTATTATTACAAACGAGCGTTCAACGGTTACAATACCGCCACACCTTATTTGGCGCCATCCTGGTCAACAACCGCGGGTGATTATGAATTCGACATGGGAAATTTCACGTTCAGCGGAAACGGAACCGCTGGAATCGCCGCCCCGGTCACAATTCAAACGGACCAATTGCCCGTGTCGGGTGAATTAACTTTGCAGCTGAAACAACCAACGTTGCGATTTGTTGCGACGTCCGTCGTTTATGTATCGCCGCCGTTGTATATCGGATTACCAACGGGCGCGTCGATTGATTATGATTTTTTGGCGAATTTGAATTATGTTTCCAGCGGTCAATTGACCCCGGAAACAATCGTGTATCGCGCATCAAATGGCAACACCCGAATCGAATCAAATTTGGTGTTGTCGTTGGGTTCAACGTCCGTCGCGGATGGTCCGTTGCAAACGGGAAATTTGGCCGTTTGGAACGGTTCAATTTGGGGTGGTTCGGATTTGTGGCGAAAAGGTAATTCCGGGACATACAAAAAACTTTTGCAATTGTTGGTGACCGAGGCGTTGGGTTTACATGCCAAACCGATTCGCCGATACAATGGTTCATTCTATTCGTCCAACGATATTTCCCGACGATTTACATTTGATTTGTTTGATTGGTTGTTCATTGGCGGAACGTTTTCCGCCAACAACGAAAACATCGACGGTGAATTTTTCGCCATTGCCCGCGACGTTTCGCAAGTCGTTGACCTTGACAACGATTTCATCGGCGGCGATTTACAACCAATGGGCGTCAACCGAAGCGCTGGACCGAATTCGTTCGGCGGTGTGTTCACCGATGGCGCCGTCGCCGGGATGTTGGTTGATTCCGAAAACCACGCCGTCGGTCCATACGCCGAACCGTCGTTGGGTGTGGCCAGGATCACGGGAACCACAACCATTGATGGAACGACAAATTTCCTGGACCGCGCCACATTGGAATCCGCGTGGGCGTCGTCGATTAGTTATGTTGAATTGGACGACACGGATGATTATGTTGTGTTGGATTCGGACTACATGATTTTCGCCAATTGGGTGACGGGTGGAACAACGGGTTTGGCGACAATCACATTGCCACGCGCCGACGATAGCCAGGTCGGCCGAATGATTCGTGTGAAAACGGGCGGAACGATTTCCAATTCAAAAGCGATCAACGTTCGTGTCGACCCGGCCGACGCCGGAATCGTTGACATCGATGGCGGCGGTGAACAAGCGATGGACCGCGAATACGACGGAATCACCGTGATGTTGGTGAATTCACCCACCACCGGATACGAATGGTTGGTGATTCAACGAAAGTCAAAATAATGAAACCGAACGCGATTGAAATTCACACGATTGTTTCAAAATTTGTAAAAATTTAACGCCATGCCGTCACTTCGCAATTCATTGAACATCCGTTCCCGTGTTATGTGGGTCCGCGCATTTTTCAACAGTTACAAACGGCGTGTAATTGCGGCGGGTGGCGTCATTCAAAACGAGCCGTGTGCCGTTCGTTCGCTGAACAATAATTTGTTGCGTTCGGCGTCATGGACATTGATTCCATCTGGAATTGAGGAAGATATAGTATTTGCCCAAAAGCCCACCAGCGGATTGGGAGATTTGACCTTTACCCGTGCTTCTGATGCTACCTATACAGATAGTACAGGGGTGGTGCGTAGGAGTCCTTATAATTTGGTCCAGTTTAGTGAGGAGTTTGATAATGCTTATTGGACTAAAGTTAAGGGAGGTGTTGCTCTTGCTCCAGTAGTTACGGCAAATGTAGAAGTCGCTCCAAACGGAACTATGACCGCTGACCGAATTGTGTTTGATTTGAATGGAGGTACATCGGGGTCTGATTTTTCACAACTTAGAAGTGGTAGTTTTATATATTCCTCCGATACCAGAACACAAAGCATTTATTTAAGAACAACAGACAACACCAATAAGGTCTTTACTTATGTGTCGCCAACAGGTTCGCAAACCTCAATCACGGTAACACCTACATACCAGAGATTTACATTTACATCTACTGGCGTAGGAAGTGACACAATTCGTCTGCGGCTTCTTGGAGCAGGAGAGGGAACCGCAACAAGCGCAACGGTTGCAGCGTGGGGAGCACAATTCGTTGAAGGCACTTCCGCCCTTGACTACTTCCCAACCACCAACAGACAAGACGTACCAAGAATCGATTTCAGAAACGCAGACGGGACATTGAGTTCTTGTGGTCGGTTGTTGCTCGAACCGCAGCGGACTAACTCAATGCTATATTCTCAATTAATTAATTCTTGGGCATTCAAAACTGAATTAACAATTACAGATAATAACACAATATCACCAGACGGAACGCAGAGCGCCAGTTACATTCAACAAACAACTGGAGGTAATTCGGTAGTATTACAATCTCAAACTGTGAGCGTAACTGCTGGTCAGGTACAAACAGTTAGTTTCTTCGCAAAAGCAAAAGAAGTTACAAGTGTTTCTTTTCGTCTTGGTGGTGTTACAGTATGGTCGGGAGGGGTAAGACCAACTTTTACCTGTGATTTAACAAATGGTACTATTACATTGATTGCAGGGACTGCAACCGTTTCATCGCAAAATATTGGCAATGGCTGGTATCGTTTTGTAATTGTAACATCAGCCGTACT